ATTGACGAATATTATGCAACAAAAAAAATGGTTGGTTTGTATGGTTGCAAAAATTTCAGCGGCTCAAATACCGTTTACACAAACATTCAACAAATTGAACTGAATACCTTCGACATTTACACGGATTTGTTGACGCAATTCCCAAACGGCGGAGGTTGTTTTTACATTGAATGGATTTTCAATCCCGGCGACCTAATCAACGTTCAAACATTTTATTCCGAACCGTTCCGGTTTGTCAACTGTGAAGACACGGTTATGCTTGAGGGACATTACCCGATGTTTATGGATCTGAATAACCCTGCGACGCAAGGCCGCGGATTGCCGCCCTGTTTGAAGGATTGTTTCGGCCAATATTACGCCCTCCCTTCAAATTGGAACGGCGACCGATTCGCATTCCGCCAATTTTATCGGGTTCCCGGTGTATTTGAACCGGTATCGTTTGAAATCCAAAAAGAATTTGTTGGCTCTTTCCTTTCCAGTACGTCCGTTAACATCAACGAAAACTGGATCCTCAAAACCGGCCGTTTACCTTACCGGGCGGCTCGATTGGTCACGTCAATTTTGGCGGCTCAAGAAACGTTTGTTGACGGCAAACAATGGACCGGCGACGGTGAAATAAATAAAAACAACGATGTCGGCAACCAATGGTTTATTGAGGCCACATTGAAACGCGTTAATTGTTCCAAATCTTATTCCTGTAATTAAAAATGATCGACATTGAATTGTTGAACCGAAATATCGGGCAAATTAAAAAACCCCTAAATTACGCGGATTGGGTTCGCGTAATGGAAACAATGTTCGTTCATACACGCGGCCGAAACCCCGGCGAAATATTGACCAAACGCCGACCGAATGAAGATCCGGAATTACAGGCTTACCGATTGTCCGTTTACGAACCGATTACAAAGGGAAGTATTAACCGGGCAATCGATAAGTTATATCGGATTTTTGGAGCGGCGAATTTTTCAATCCAGGTTTCGGAGGAATTATCAACTTACTTGAACGAAAAGAAATTCCAGGGGCAATATTTTTATTCGTACATTCAAAAGTATGTCGTTCGTCGAATGATTGAGGATCCGAACGGTTGGTTGGTTTGGATTCCTACCGGACCAGGTTTAACCGATCCGACGCAAAAGGTAGAGGTTACGCCGGTCCTTTTATACTCCGATCAAATCCGTTACATTGACGAAGATGCGATTTCATGGGTAGACAATTACGAAAAAACGGAGGTTAGCGAAGGCGGGAAACTGGTTACCAAAGGGGACGTTATTTATACCCTTACTGAAGATGGGTTTTATCGACACGAACAGGTTGGACCGAAACGCGAAAACCGATTTGCACTAACTGAAATTTACAAACATGATTTTGGGTTTTTGCCTGGAATGGTTTTGGGCGGGGATTTAACGGACGAAAATTATTTTGAATCCTATTTTCACGCGTTCGTTCCGTTCGGAAACGAGGCAATCCGCCAATATTCGGATTGGCAAGGAATAATGACAAACTCCGGATTCCCGTACCGGGAGGAAGTCGCCGACGTTTGTAACGCTCCCGGTTGCCGGAATGGTTGGTGTTTGGAGGACGATGAACACGTTAAATGTCGGGTTTGCAAAGGATCCGGACACATTATTACCCGGTCGCCCTACGGCGTTTTCATGCGTCCCAAAGGCGGAAACGTTTTGGACGGGGAATCAACCGGGGAACCAATGGTTCGTTTTATCGGTCCCCCCGTTGACATTGTTCGGTATTCCGGCGAAGCCTGGGAAACCCTTTTGAAAAAGGCGGAGGAAGCGTTACACCTGAATGTAATTGACGAGGCTCAATCCGGCGTTGCAAAGGAAATCGACCGGGAGGATTCGTTCATGGTATTAACGAAGATTTCCAATAATATTTTCGACGAAATTATTTACCGGTCGTTATTGATTATTGAAAAATATCGGAATGTTTCCGATCCGATGGATCCGATTATTGTCAAACCGATTTCATTCAGCATGAAAACGGAAACGGATTTGATCGACGAAATCAATTTGTTGAATGAGAAAAACGCGCCGGTTGCATTCCTGGTTGAAACAACAAAGGACCTTGCAAAAAAACGTTTTTCCGGAAATAAGTCAATTTCCCGAATGGTTGAAGTTTTGGTTTCTTACGATCCGATTTATCACATCAACACAAAGGATAAACAAATATTGGTTCAATCAGGAACAATCAAAAAGGACGATTTGATTAAGTCCCTTTTTGCTTACAAAACCCTGTCGAAACTGGTTGCGGAAAACGGAACCGTTTACCTGGAAAAAGGATTGAACGAAATATTCGCCGATTTGGATTCGGAAATTCAACCGATAATTGATAGTTACAACGCGCAACCGGTTATTACTATTTAATGGCTGAATTCAATCGGCAAATCCTAAAGTTACTTTCCGATAAGGAAAAATTGATCCTGGAAAAGGACGATCAATTCAATTCCAATTGGGATCCGATTGAACAAAAGATTTATTCGACGGTCAAACGGGAAACGAACAAATTTAAAACGGAGGACGGCCGGATATTATTCGACGATAAAAACGTTGAATTGATTTCGGGATTGAACGCGGTTATTGCAAAGGCAATTCAAGAAACCGATTACCCCGGAAAGGTTATCAATTACGTTGCCGGGTTTGAACAATTAAGCAAGTTCAACGAATCGGTTCACAAAGATTTGAACGATTTAACGACGAAAGAATTGGAGGAATTTATTAACCCGATGCAACGTCAAAACGTACAAATAACCGTGGACGGGTTAACCGGAGCGGGGATAAATACCCAATTTACCGAACCCCTCAAACAGGGGATTTACAAAAACATTGTTTCGGGATCAACAATTGAGGACCTGGATACCTATTTGCAATCGTTCATCAAATCGGATCCGGAGCGAATGGGGCAATTCAAAAAGTATTCGACACAAATTGCGCGGGATGCGTTATCCCAATACGACGGGCAAATTAACGCCCGGATCGCGGAGGAATTCGGATTGGACGCGTTCCGTTATGTCGGATCCCTTATTCAGGATTCGCGGCCACAATGTCGGCGTTGGGTTGGAAAGGAAGTTTTATTATTCGATGAACTCCAATCGGAATTGAATTGGGCTTATGCAAACGGAACTGGAATGATCCCCGGAACAACCCCGGAAACATTCACCGTTTACCGCGGCGGTTACAATTGCCGACACCAAGCGATTCCGTTCAAATTGACCAAATCGCAACGGGCGGAATTGGGATTGAATTAAAATTGCCTATTTTTACGGAAACCAAAACCGATGAAAAAATTTAAGGTCCGGAACACGAAAACCGGAAAGATTCGGGAATTGACCGAAACGGCGGTTAAATACCTGAAAAAGCATAACCAATGGGTAAATTTGGAAATCCTGCCGGATCGTTTGCCGGAACAACCGGTTTATATTCCCCCTGCTCCGGAAGTTACGCCGGAACCCCAAACCGATTCCGAAACCGAACCAGTTAAACGCGGCCGCAAACCAAAAACCGAAATACAATGAAAAATCTCGAAACCTTTTTGAAAAAATTAGGCGTGAAATCCGATGTTATCGGAAAACTTGCCTCCGACGATGAAGTGAACGTTGACGAATTCGTGAAATCGTATCAATCCCAAATTCGGGAGGTTATCGCGAACGATCCCGATTTTATTCAGCCAATAAAGGACGAAATTCAGGGAACCGTTTTGGGCAAAATCGAACACAAGGTGAAAAAAACCTTTGGCCTGGATCCGAACGAAATAAAGGATAAAAAGTTCGACGATATTATTTCCCTGGCTTACGAAAAAACCCGTTCAATGTCCGCGGCGGGAACGGAGGAATTACAGGCCAAATTGATGGAAATTTCAAAAGAAAATAAACGTTTGGTTGAGGAGGTTATTCCGGCAAAGGAAAACGAAACCAAATCGTTTATTAAGCAATTCAAATTGGGTAACGTTCAATCATCAAAATTGAGCGGGAAAAAATTGTTGGTTGGAACAAACGTCGCATTACCGGCAATCGAGGCAAAATTCCGCGAACTGAAATGGAACCTGGATATTGACGATTCCGATAACGTCGTTTTGAAAACCGCGGACGGGTTGAACGTTTTATCGAAGGACGGCACGAAGGTTTTGAATTACGACGAGGCGTTGGATTACATTATTGGTCCGGATCATTTGAACCTGGTTGTTCAATCGAACGGAACTCCGAACCAGGGGCCGCAAAAACCGAAATCCAGTTTTGAACCGAACATTCAGAAACCGGCTCCGAACCTTCCCGGATTGGCGAAGGCGCGCGAAAACGCGGAAATAATGAAAAACATTCGGACGTTCGGACAATGATTGTCCCTCTTAATAGATCCCCCGCCCCGGTTCATCCGGGGTTTTTTTTTGGACAAATTTTCGCGGATTTTCTTTTTTGGGAAAATTGATTTCAATCACGAAAAAATATTTTCCGGAATTTGGATTATTCCGATTTTTGGATTTACATTTGTTGCGGGCCGGCGGGCCGTAAACGCAACCGAGGTGGCCCCCTTTCAAGGCAATTCGGGGAAATCGGATCCCAAAACCGAATCGTTCACATTGTGGACCGTTCCGTTTTGGGATTTCGCGTTTATGCCCCTGGGAAAATCAAATTATTCTAAAAACTAAAAACAAAAAAAAATGGCTTACACCGCAGGATTATGTTCATCGATTCAGGTGAACCTGAACGACGTCGCCGGGACAAACGCGCCCGCGCTCGCACGTCAAAAAGTTGGAACAATTGACGGTTTGATGTCCGACGTTAACCGCGCCGGATTTACCGCTGAAATCGTTCCGACAAACGGCAAATTCCGCGCCGTTCAAATCAATTACATTGGTCAGGCTTGCGACGGTGACGTTGTTACCAGTTGCGCGGCCAATTGTAACGATGAAGTTGAACCGGCTCCGCAACAACAATTGATTACGGAATTTTCGTGCGCTAAATACAAAATGGCATTCGACGAAAACGAAATGCGTAAAATTTGCGAAGCGGATAACATTTGGGTTGCCCAAAATATAATGCGCGCAATGAACGCAATCAACGTTAGCGTGGATAAGGCAATGATAGGTTTGCTGGGTTCAAATATTGGGGACACGTCAACCGGAGCGGGACAATTGTCAATTCCTTTTTTTACAACTGCCGGCCTTCCAAATCCGATGGCTTGGGCGCAAATCCTTTCCGAATTTGACGCTCAAGGCGCAAGCGGCGCGCCAATCATTGTTGGTGGCCAACAAGTTGATTTGTACGCAAAGGCCCAATCGATCGCTTGTTGCAATACCGTTGCCGGAATGGATTTGAGTCAGGGAGCGGGAACGGCTTATTTTTATTCGGATCCGTCAATTAACACCGTGGCAAGTTCAACCAACGCTTATGCCTGGGCGCCTGGCGCGGTTCAAATGGTTGTTTGGAACAAATATTTGGGCGATTACGCTAAACGTAACGATTCGTTTGAACACGGAACAATCGTCGATCCGTTTACCGGTTTGGTTTACGATTTGAAAACCAGTTACGACGATTGCGCGGAAAAATGGTACGTTGAATTGGCTCTCAATTGGGCTCCTATTTTCATGCCAAAAACTTTTTGCGTAGAAAATACAAACTTGTTGATTGAAATCAACGATTGTTCCGCCGGTCCTGTGGCTTGCCCCGCCGGTTAATAAATTGAATTTGGGGGGCGGAAACTCCGTCCCCTTTACCCCTAACCCATAAAAAATAAAAAAAAATGGCTATTTGCAATTCAAGTTGCGCGCCGGCCTTACCGGCAAGTTATACGGGGGGATGTTCAATCATTACCCGCCCCGGTGGAATTAAACAATTCGCGTTCGTGAAATGCGATTACACGTTCGAAGATATTTCCGACGTTGCCGAATGGACGGCCGCCGTTGCCGCCGGCGACGCGGTTTTGTCGGGATATATTCTCGGCCAAAAACCGAAAGGAACGTTCACCAAAAAACGGATTGCCTCCTGTCAACC